TCACCGGCAATATTAGAAGCCGCTAAAGAATACTTTGATAGAAAGTTTTATTCGAATAAAAACGTCAAGGCAATATATAAAAAAGTGAGCAGGGGCGAGGCGACATATAAAGAGGCGATAGCTTTTGCAATAATGGCAGGCGAGGTATTGAGCAAAGCAATCAATGAGGCATTTGATGGGAATTTACCGAATGACATTATATATTTTAATATCGCTGAAAAAGTTTTGCCGCCACTGCTGAAACAAAATTATGATCTAATATCCGAGATATCAGAATTTGTGCAGACGGATCTAAACCAGAAAGCCGGCATCGGATTAAAGGCCGTCAAGCCGAAATTCAACAAAGACCGGGCAACCGGGCTTGTATTGGAACTGACCAATGCAGTTTCCACAAAAATAACAGAAACAGAAGTGGCCGGGCAGATAAAGAACTTTGGCCAGAACATAGTGGACAGTTTCGTGAAAGAGAACCTTGACTTCCAGAGCGGTTCAGGGCTGAAAGTGAAAATATCAAGAGTGCCGGTCGGAAAGACATGCGACTGGTGTAAACGGTTGGCGTATTCCGGTGAATATAAAGGCAGCGGAATGCCCAGCGAAATATTTATGCGTCATAGAGATTGCGATTGCATGATTATTTATGAGGGGTTAGATGGTCGCTTCCAAGACGTCTACTCTAAAAAAACATTTAAGAATTATCAGGAATCCGTGGGAGTCCAAAGAGATTATCTTACAAAGCTTGACAAAATGACACCGGATGAAAGAAGGCAAGCCCGGAACGCAAGGGCAAGAGCGCGAAGAAGAGCCGGATTTTCGGATGAAGAATGGGCACAACGCAAACACATGGAAATAGCAGCCCAAAAGGGGACAGCAAGAGAGGGCTAATATGATAATAGGGAGCGAGAAAAAGGAAGCCAGGATTGGCAGACAAACTCCCACTACTGCAATTATTTTGCCCTATGCAAAAACACTCGGACAGGAAGCAATAGACGCTTACGCACAAACTAAAAGGGCAGCACAGGAATGGCAAGAGCTTCTGCTGTTTGACATTATGGCCGTTAATGATGATGGGCTATGGGTGCATACGAAGTTTGGGTATGCGCTACCAAGGAGGAACGGCAAAAACGAGGTAGTGGCCATGCGTGAGATGTGGGGATTGGAAAAGGGCGAGAAAATTCTGCACACTGCACACAGAACCACAACATCAAGGGCTGCATGGGAGCGGCTTTGTGAACTGCTTGACATGGCAGACATCGAATATTCGTGCGTGCAGTCAAACGGCAGGGAGTCAATTAAACTTCCCGATGGCGGTAAAATCGACTTCAGAACAAGGTCATCTAAGAGTGGCCTCGGCGAAGGATTTGACCTGTTGGTTATAGATGAAGCACAGGAGTACCAGGATGACCACGAGAGTGCTTTAAAATATACGGTTACAGACAGCAAAAATCCACAAACAATATTTTGCGGAACGCCGCCGACAATGGCATCCAGTGGAACAATATTTGTTAAACTGCGCAAATCCGCTTTATTCGGGAAGACATCAAACACGGGCTGGGCGGAATGGTCAGTTGACCAACAGACAGACGTTAATAACAAAGATGCCTGGTATGAGACCAACCCATCGCTGGGAACCATCTTGACCGAAAGAGCAGTAAATGATGAAGTTGGAACAGATGACCTTGATTTCAATATCCAAAGACTCGGTTACTGGGTCCAGTACAATCAAAAATCCGCTATATCCGAAAAAGAATGGCTTGATTTAAGGGTTGAAAAATTGCCAGAACTAAAAGGTAAATTATATGCCGGAATAAAATTCGGGCATGACGGAAAAAATGTGTGCTTATCCATAGCGGTCAAAACAGACAACAAGGTTTTTGTTGAGGCTATCGACTGCAGACCAATAACCGCAGGGATGAACTGGTTATTAGACTTTTTAGTTAAGGCACAAATAAAGGCAATAGCAATAGATGGAGCAAGCGGTCAGCAGATTTTAGCAGCCGCAATCAAAGACGCAAAAATAAAAGGAACGGTTATGCTCCCGACAGTTCGGGAAATTATCACGGCCAACGCAGGGTTTGAGCAAGCAATTTACCAAAACGAAATATGCCACATGGGGCAGCCGAGCCTAACGCAAGTCATAAGCAACAGCGACAAAAGGCCGATAGGGTCAAACGGCGGTTTCGGGTATCGGGCAATCATGGAAGAATCCGAGGTTGCCTTAATGGATTCGGTGATTCTTGCACACTGGGCATGCAGCAAGGCAAAAGATAAAAAACCACAAACAGTTAGTTATTAAGCAATGACGCTTAACATATTTACGCTACATCGCGGAAAAGATGGAGGAATGTATTATGACTTTTAAAGTAATTGAAACTCAGGAAGAATTAGAAGCTGTTTTAAGCGACAGGCTAAAAAGAGCAGAGAAGCAGCATGAAGAAAAGGCTGCGGAGATTCAGCGGCAGTTTGAGGAAGCTCAAAAGAAAATAGCCGAGCTTACAACAACGAATGATTCAATGAGTAAAACAATCACGGAAAACCAAGAGAAATACGCAAACGCGGATAAAACCATTGAAGAGCTTAACTCTAAAATATCCGCTTACGAGACCGACTCGGCAAAAACGAAGATTGCGATTGAACTCGGGCTTCCAATGGAACTCAAGGATACAATCCAGGGTTCAGATGAAGAGTCAATGCGGAAAAATGCAGAGACTATTTCGAAGTATGTCAAAGTAAAAAGCGTGCCACCGTTAGGCGACCCGGAACCCGCACCAAGCGATGACGGAAACGCAGAATACGGGGCACTGCTTAAAAATCTTCAGGTAGGAAAGGAATAAAAAATAATGGCAACACAGACAATGGGTACCAACTTCCCAGCTAAGTTGGCAGAAGAAATTTTTTCAAAAGTAAGAGACAAATCGGTTCTCGCAAAACTCGGAACCAGAATGCCGGTGGCATTTACAGGAACAGATGTTTTCACATTTTCAATGGACTCTGACATAGCGCTTGTGGGCGAGGGAGCGGCAGCGCCTCACGGCGGGATAACCGCAGCGCCTGTATCAATCAAGCCGCAGAAAGTAAAGTATCAGGCCAGAGTAACTAACGAATTTCTGACAGCTTCGGATGAAGCAAAAATCGGTATAATCAAAGACTTTACAGATGGCTATGCAAAGAAGCTCGGCAGAGGCCTTGACCTTATGGGAATCCATAAACAGAATCCGGCGACAGGGGCAGCATCGGAACTTGTCACACAGAGTTTTGACACCACTGTAACAAACACAGTGGCCTATAACTCAGCGACAGGTGGAGACGTGGCGATTGAAGGCGCAGTTGCACTTCTCGGCGATTATGACCCGACAGGGCTGGCACTGTCAAAGACTTTTGCAGGAATACTGGCAGCAGAAACCGAAACAAACGGGCCTTCCAAATTCCCCGAACTCAAATGGGGCGGACAGCCCAATGTCGTAAGAGGCATACCGAGTGCAGTAGCTTCAACAGTGGGACCGACCAATTATGCGTTGGTTGGCGACTTTGACGCATTCAGGTGGGGCTATGCGAAGGACATTGCTTTTAAGGTTATTGAATTTGGTAACCCCGACAATGCAGAGAACGGCGACTTGCAGGCAACGGGGCAGGTAATGCTCGTGGGCGAGGCATACATAGGATTTGGCATCCTTGACGCAGCCGCATTTGCAAAGGTTGTTCCGGCAGCCTCAGTTTAAGGAGAATTGAAATGGCATACGCAACAATAAGTGATCTAACCACATTATGGCGGACTATGACAGCCGCCGAGCAGACACGGGCAACAGAATTGCTGGACATAGTATCAGCGCGTCTGCGAGTAGAAGCGAACAAGGTCGGGAAAGACCTTGACGCTTTGGTTGAGGCAGATGTTGACCTTGCAAGCGTAGCCAAATCAGTGACTTGTGACATAGTGGCAAGAACCATGATGACCGCCACGGACAAAGAACCAATGACACAGTTTGCAGAGAGTGCCGGAGGCTATTCAGTTTCCGGTACTTTTCTGGTGCCAGGCGGGGGCTTATTTGTCAAGAAGTCAGAACTCGCAAGCCTTGGCATCCGCAGGCAGCAGTTTGGGGGGTTAGAGCTTTATGATGATTAAGGGAATCACAGTCACACTCCATAAAAAAACTTTAATAGGCACCGATGACTTTGGGCAGCCGACATACAGCGACTCGACGGAGACTGTTGA